GCAATCTTAGCTTTGAACAAATCTTTAATGTATGCTGTTACAATTTCATTATTACGATTACTATTAACAGCAATAGTAAAATCACTATACACACAACAATCTATACCAATTGAAATCTTGGCTCCTGCTCTCTTAGCAGCAATGGCGCCAGTACCCTGACCTGTCCCAATATCGTAGACAACCTTATCCTTAACAATACTTGGATTGTCGAGAATCCATCTACCAAGGGCAACACCACATTCCCAAAGGTAGGGCCATTGCCATGAGTGATGTGCATCCTGGAGCTGTTTCTTAACGCCATCGTCCTTTTGTTTGAGGCAAAAGAATTCTAGCTCTGGAAGAAGTGGATGCTTCCTCCAAGCAAAGTTATCTAGTAGGTCTTCAACGTTTGGTGTTATAGAAGAGAATTTAGCAGGAATGTCCATTCATCTTTCCTCAAGTTCCAATCATAATTTCTATCAAAGTATTCTTTCTGGGCCTTTAGATAGTTGTCAACAGAATTCTTCTTAACTACATCAATTGCATGATATAAGATTTTAAAGAACATATTAGCATGGCTATTAACATCTTCCGTATAGTTATACATTAAGGCGTAATTAGCACAGGTCTCAGGCAATGCAGCAAGAGAAGATGTTACAGTTAAGCATTGAGCAGACATCGCCTCTAGAGCACATAGGCAGCTTGTCTCTTGCCAAATAGATGGGTAGGCAAAGATATGGGCTTTACCAATAGCCGTTCTGAGTTCATCCTGGGTGACAGAACCGTGATAGGTCATGCTTGGATGTTCCTGAATCTCTTTAAAGAGCTCCTGATATGGAGCATCTCTTTCAGCCCAACCATATAGCTTAAAGCTCGAGAATACGTCTAGATGAATATCAGGATGATACTTCAGCATCTCTTTAAACACTGGTACTAGAATCTCTAGGCCGCGGTGAGGTGTTGGGTGGTAGATTAGTCTAATCTTATTGTGTCTGATATCAGATTCATCTAGAGGCGACTTATCAATCATATCCATTGGAATAGGGTTGATTGCATTCTTGATTACTACACCTTCTGAGTATGGTACACCAAGGACAGTGTTGTACATTTGCTGCTGCCAATGAGACACAAAAACAATCTTTTTAAATTGCTTTCTATACTCTGGATCTTTTAGCTTGGCTGATTCAGGGTCCCAAGGTAGATCATGCAACCAAAGGATTGGAATCTTATCTGGATTGATTTCCCTAACTCTAGAAGGAATAATTTGAAACTTACTTAGTAGTTCCTTATCAACATACTGCTCAAGCCCTTCAGCCATAAGCTCTGTACCACCTTTAGAATTCTTATTTGTTTCATTTCTTTCAATCACTAGTTTCATTTTCTTCTCTCACTTTGAATTCTGATGTTTCAACATTTAGTAGAGTTGCCTTCTTTCTAAATTTATCCATCATTAATTGAACTTTATCCTGAAGCTCAGGCGTATTGACAAGAGGCTCCATCTCGTGGAAAATAATCTTCCCTTGATCCCGTAACCTTTGAATGTATCGTTTATCAGGATGACCTTCTACGAGCATTCCGGCATGAGGGTTAGAGTTGCTACCCTTTAATGATGGAACGGGTAAATGAAAACTACTTACTTCATTTACCTCACCATTCATCTCATACTGTACTTTACCTTCGAAGAAATCAAATCCAATTACATGGAGCTCTTTATAGGAGCGGATGATATTTGTAAAATATGCTAATGTCAATGCACCCTGAGATGCTCGCTGATTAATATCTACAGTACCATAAGCAGTTTTAATTAATGCTCTTGTCTTCTTTATATCACCCATCACGAAGTAATCTTTATATATCTCAAAGTCTTCTTCGTAAAAATGTTTGGATATTGTTGTCGTACTTTTCTTTGAATCGTATACGGATATCTGAGATATATTTAAAACTTGGTATGGTGTTCCCTTAAAATCAGGATAGTGATTGGCCCTCAATATAGAGAGAACCCACACATCTGTTTTGCCACCTAAGTGTTCTTTAAACTCAGGCCACGGATATCCTTTACCCATCCTAACAACCACATCAAAGCTATCAATAAACTCACCGTATGGTTTATTAAACAGAGAAATTGAATTGCCAACAATAAGAACTCTCTTATTCTGACAGTATCCAATTAATCTATTTTCAAACTTATCGTTGAGTCTTCTATTCCACATGTTAGCAATTCTCTAGGTCAGCACCAACAAAATTAAAACTATCCATATTACATAATACTGTTGGCGTATCAGGTAATTTCATGTATTTTGAATTATGCTTTATGTATCTCATCTTGTTGGTGCCACCTCTATCATCGCTCCAGTGGTAAAGCAACACAAAGGCCTTGCCTCCTCTATTTTTATCTACGACGTTGACCCACCAATCAGCTGATTTTAAATTTATATGAAGATTGATTTTGCTGGAACCTTCAGTTGTATAGTTTTGGGAGGGGCTGCCGGATACAGAAACAATTACTACACCATCTTCCTTTGTGTAATCAAAAAGTTCTTTGATAACTGATTCCACATACGCTTCGGGTATATGTTCTCCAACATCAATCATCATCGTGACATCAAATAGTGTTCCTTTAGATGGCTTAACATTATATTTTGCTACTGCGGGGTCATAACAATAATAGCATTGTAAGTAACCTTTCAGTAATGTGTATATGTTATCACTATAGGATAAAAATGAATTTATTTTTGTGTGCTTCTCAAAAGTGTGTTTGGCTTGACCGCACCCATAATCTAAAATACTCACAGCTCTTTTTTTTCTGTTTATTGTATCTATGATAATTGGTAATGATACATGGGTTGTGACTGTACCATCCCCGTAATAGCCATTAGTAGGACCTTCAAAATTTGAGTCTGCTGAAAAAACGTAATTGTTTCCAGAATATATGTCTTTATATTTCTGTATTTCTAGATCAAATTCATTATTAGAATCTACCATATCTCTCTTCTACCTTGTGTTTATAGAAATTAAATCTATCGGCAAATTCAACATTCTCGTATCCAGGATGCCAAGGGCCTCCGTCTGTAAAGTGAATTGCTTTTGGATTAACTTCATCGTTGTAGTAACCTACAAGATAGTTATATGTATGGGGTATAGAACCAATGTATTGATCATCGCACCAGCTAAACTCATGTAGGTAACCAGCTGGTGATTCAGAAACGACTTGTGGAGTCAACCTTTTTGTAAAGGCATGATCACAATTGAATACCATTAATGAAGACCAATTCTTTCTTGGATACCAACTTTGTTTTTGGCCATCCATCTTTAGCGGTTTAATTTGATCCTTCTGAATATTATGTTTAACTACACTAACAGCTTTGGTTGGATCAATAACATCTAGAAGTTCAAGAGGGTCACAATTCCAAATAAAGTCGCTATCACAAAAGATAGCATACCCATAGAAACCCTTGAGGTAGGGAGTTAGGAATCTTGTAAACGCAAACTCTGTACTACCAACAGCTTGCTCTCTCCAGAAGTAACCTCTACTCACGACAGAGGTTAAGTGTATTGTTTCAACTTGTATTTTTGAATAGTCTTCAATAGAGAGTCTGCATGTATCAGCTATACCAGCCTGCTTACTATCATGTCCAATAAAGAGTTTTACTTTCTCTTTCACTTAACCTCTCCAGTATTAACATCAGTATAGTATCCACTCTGTACAGCATCATAATGCCAAATATTGAAGTTAGGAGAATTGTAAAAACGCAACGAGGTATTGCATGTTGGTTTCTTACCAGCTGCCTCTAACTCCTTCCATCTTTCTTGGGAGACACTTGTTGGCTCTACCCACTCATTGTCGTTATTTTGAATTAACAAAAATGATCGGTCACCGCAATACCGCTTAATGGCATCTACCCACCAATTTAAATCTTTAATTGTTGCATGGAGATTCTCTCCATCCTTAAACATTTTCTTAGCAGGGTTGGAGGAAATTGAGAATATAATTGTACCATCTTCCTTAGTATAGTTACCAATCTCTGTTAGAACCTGGGGCACAAACTCCTCTGGCACATGCTCCATAACATCAGCACAGCATGTAATATCAAACACCATACCAGTTGGCGGTTTAGTTGCATATTGTGGTACGGCTGGGTCATAAGAATAATAGCATTGAATCATGCCATTTAATCTACCAAGTAGTGTCTTATTGCCGTGGGCTGAAAGGGGCATGTATGTGTGGATAGCCTTTCCACACCCATAGTCGAGTAATGTTACTGCTCTACCCTTAGCATTGATTACTTGTTGAATGTAAGGTGGGAACTTCTTACCAAGCTGGGAACCATCAAACAGAGTTTTACCTTTGGATGGGTCTATTTCGTTGGTGTGGAGATTGCCATCAAGTGCCAAGTACTTCTCAGCAGCAGTATGGATTCCCTGGTATCTTAAAATATACTCTTCTAATTTGTTCATTTCAATTCCTACTAAAGAAATAACTAATGCTATATTTAGTCCTTCTTTAGATAGGGGCTAAGAAAATGTCTAATTAACTTATTGTTAATCATCGAAGGTATATCTTGGAATGGTTGCTCAAGTAGATACCTACAACCACAAGACCAATTTGATTGCTTAATGAAGTTAGCATAATCCTCAACATGCTCACTATTAGCTGGATCAAAATGAATTCGTTCACGAGGCTTCAACACACTTTCACTATACATGATATTACTCCCTAGGCAATCTTTCTTGCTAGTTCTAACACTTGATTCACTATTGGATTGTTTCTGTTTTGAACGTATCCTGTTCTTATAAACCATCTTGCATTCAGTGGCGTGGCGGCCTTCCTGTCCTCTGGTACGTTTAACTTTTGAATTAACTTTTCGTATAATTCAACATTAGTGTCCTTGATAACCCTGTTCATATGCATGTTGCTCCAATTCTCTCATTTCTTCACTTAGACGCTGTACACAACCTCTGTTGTATTGCCAGTATAATCTTGAATCTTTATGATATGGATTCTCTCTATCACACAACTTGTATACGTCTGCTTGTCTATATCTTGGCTCTCTCCAACTTCTATCGTCGTGATAACCATAGGTGTATCCTTGACTGTTACCTAGTACTTGTGGGCCAACATTGTAGCCTATAATTGCTCCAAGTACTGTTGCTACCTTCTTCCCATCTCCACCACCAATAGTGGAACCAAGGTAACCTCCTGCAATTGCTCCAAGAAGTTTCTCATCTTTATCTTCAGCATAAGCTGCTGGCACAAAGAGTACAAGTGTTAGTAGCAGTAACTTCTTCATACACACCTCCAAGGTTATACGAATATTTATATTGAATGTGGAGTATCAGAGAATATAACTTGAACATTATCTGGTAATGCTCTCACAATAACATCGATTAGCCCAAGGCGGCTACCAGCATCCCACTCAACATCATTCTTAAAATATCTATATGCATTAGCCTGGTCAAGGATATCAATCTTATTAACAACAAGATGGGTAATGTCATTTACCCTTGCAGCATATGCAACCTTATCTAAGTTAATCCAATTGCACTTTCTTGGGCGGCCAGTGGTTGCGCCAAACTCTTGACCGTGAATCTGAACCTTCTTGAGTTCCTCGCAATGCATTCCGAAGTCTTTGGTTCCAACATATGTTTCATATGCTTTGGCAACACCATAGATTTTTCTAATTTTTCTAGGCGACACACCATTTAGAACAACAGAACCAATAGTACAGTGGGAAGAAGTAACATAAGGATAATCACCCCAATCAATATCCAAAGCAAAGCCTTGAGCACCTTCGGCGAGAACACGAGCGCCATCAAGAAGATGAAGACTATCAACAATGGTGAACTTATCAGTATTAATAAGCTGATCACCAATCCTAATACCAGTGCGTCCATATTTGTTCCTGTAGGCTGGGCCTATTCCTTGCTTAGTTGTACCAATGGCTGTATCGTTATTGTCTTCTGCCAAATGCTCTTCAGTTACGACATGAGCCCTTGAGTCAACAAAAATAAGGCCTTCTGTTTTGAATCCATTTGCATTAAGATATGCAATTTCCTCTTCAAGCTTCCTTACATTAACTACACAGCCAATACCAATTAAAGATCGGATGCCGTAGAGAACTCCAGCTGGCACTTGATGTGTGACAATCTTCTCGCCATTGTGGTAGATAGTATGTCCAGCATTCGAGCCACCATTATATCGGAGAACTAGGTTGTACTCTCCACTACTTAGTAAAGAATGAGTAACCTTACCTTTTCCAGTATCACCTGACTGGAGGTCTACTACGGCATCACAAAAATTAACCATGAGTTGGGTACTGCCAGACATGACCTGAATAGAAGTATTCGATCTTTGCAATCTCCTCCTGGATAGGGGAGGGAATATTAGCCCCATGCTTTTTGTTGAGCTCAATAATAGTCTTAGCAAAGGCTCTGAGAGCCGTAACCTCTTTTATTGTGCCGCGCGGCATCACTTCAAAATCACCTTCCGACATAAGTCACCTCATAACAAAACTATAGTAGCAGTATCACATGATAACAACAGAAAGACAACTAGTGATAGAAGATATGGTTACCAATCTGTCTTACGACCTTTTTGGTATTTGACCAAGTAGGGTCAACATAGGTTGCATGGAAGAACTTTGCGCTGCCGACAACATTGTACGATCTCTTGTTAATCAGAATGTTTTCGGCAATCTTTAGAGATTCTCTCCATGCAGGACCAGATCGAGCATGAAGGTCATTTTCACACACCCAAGAGAATTGACAGACGCCTTTATACTTTTGGTAAACAACACCACATACGGATCTTGGAAACTGATTGCTCTTTACTCTATTCATTGTAACTTGAGCAACAGCAAGTTTACCATCACGAGGCTCGGAACCGGCCTCATAGTAGATGTTCTTAGCAAGACATTCGACCTCTCGCATGACCTTTTGCTTCTTATCATAAGATAGCTCAAGGAACTCCATACGGGTGTTCATGTCCTCCATTTGAGCCATGAGAAAGATATTTCTTTCTTGCTCGGCTTCGAGTTTGTCCATTGATTCAAAATGTATTGTGAATGGTACATAAAGAAAAAAGAACAACATTGCAAATAGGCCGCCAAACCTAATAAACAAGTTATGGTTTCTATCAAAATATGCTTCAACACGATCTAAAATTTCTACTGCTTTCATGTTGTTACCTCCATTTATGCAGTCGGAAGAAAAAGGCGGACGGTTTTTACGCCGCCGCCTCTGACCTTTCTGTTACCAAGTGGTCAACTCTGGTAATCTACAACTGCAATTAAGCAGCTAGAGCCATGTTGTAAACATCATCGTTTGCGTTTACTAGTTTTGCGCTGATTAAGTCAGTCGCCTCACTGGTAGCCCTTAGGTTATTACTTGCCCTGTCGAAGCCAAATTCATCCCCGTCAGATAGCCACCACGTACATTGCTGCAGAGGTGATGGGCATTTGGTGGAGATGTCGGGGGTCGAACCCGAGTCCAGAACACCTTTAGCTATGAGTTTACTACCATTACTTTTTTGCAAACTGGTAGATGTAATTCAACCAGATTGCAATACCTATCAACCAATAATAATTAGGCAACGATTCCATACTGTTCACGTAGAATCTTTTTATAGGGACCACCTTCTTCAATCAACCTGCTAACAAGCATTAACTTCTGAGCAAGATCATTATCACCGCTCTTTTCTAAAGCAGCAACAATTGTACGAAGGTCTACATTATCGATAGGAAGATCCATTTGTTCAACCTCAACTTTACCAAATATTTATCATTATACAGGATTCAAATGGTCAAGTCAACTGCAGTGCTTCCTTGACTGTATCTACCCAACTCATTTAGTTATCTCCCCTATCTTTTTATAACCTTTACCTGTAGGATGTATGCCGTCCTTTAATGGGGATGGAATCCTGATGATCCAATCACCATACATCTCTGCAATACTTTCTACATGCTCCTGGATTCTTACAACAGGGATTCCGCTAGTCTTTGCATTACCAGCAGGAAGAATCCAATACACCCTTTCTGCTTGCACTCTTTCGCGCAACTTGAATAGTTCCTTCTCAGTCTTAATATACTTGTGGTCATTACTACCAAGACTGATTACAACAACCTTACCACTAAAGCTTTGTGGGTATCTCTTGTTGAATTGTGTAGTGTTGATTCCACTTGTAGCATAAGCAACACATTCTGGGCGAGCGTGTGCGGTACCAACAGCAATACTATCACCAAGAATTAAACACTCAATCATGATTTAAATGGCTCTCTGATTAAAGATCTTTAAGAGTCTTCTCACCAACTTGACGATTGCACTGGCAAAGTTCCTTTGTCTGCAATGCATCTAGAATGCGAAGTGTCTCATCAGGATTACGACCAACATCTAGATTATTCACACTTACATGCTGAATTTCGTTGTTTGGAT